AAGCATATACTGAACATGGTGGCAATTCAGATTGGGAGTTTTTAATTTTTAAGCATAACGAACAACAAGTAGATGAAGCCAAAGCAATGGCTAAAGAAATAGGCATAAAAACATTTTCACCTAAAATAGCACATGGATTAGATAACGGAATAGACCATGCTACAATGCCTGCAATAAACAAAGAAGGTAAATTAGACTATCATATTTATCCACCACTACAAAAGAAAAACAAAGTTAATTATATAAAATCTGATAATCCAGATAGACTTGCTGTGGTCAATAAAGAGTTTAATAAGATCCATACAATGTCATTAGACCACCCACAAGCATTTCAACCTGGTACTTCTGGTTTAGACAAAGTATCAGAACATGAACTTAATGAACTAAATAATACTACAATACGGCCAAGATGTTATAGAGAAGTTTTTGTATCAGCAGCAGGATTTGTTACGCCTTGTTGTTGGATAGGATTGCTTGTTCCTTTTATAGATGATGAAAGAAAAGTATCTGGGTTCTTTAACCAACATCAATTAAAAGAAAAATTAATGAGTGTGGGATTAGAAAAATTTAACTTACATAATGACACACTAGAAAATATATTAAATGATAATAGATTAAATAAAGTTTATTCTGATGATTGGAATAATACAACACAATGTGGAAAGTTAAAAGAGTGCACAGTAACTTGTGGACAAGCAAATGTATTAGATGATACAATGTCACATGAAGATAATCCATATAAACAAGAAAGAAAGGCAACAGACCATAGAGAACATTTAGTATGAACCTGAAGCATATAAACTATAACTGCCCTGTCTGGGAAGTTTCAGACTTTTACCTGCCTGATGTAGAGTTACAAGAAGGGACATACTACGATCAAAAATATACTTCGGAAACTACACATTTAAGAAAGAACTATCTTCTTAGAGAAAATTTATGTGAGAAGTGGGATATTAATACAAAAGAGTTACAACATTTTATTAGAACTGAAATGAATGATGTAGAAGAAGTTAGAGCTATGTGGATGAATACCTTGTCAGGGTTTAAATATCCAGCGTTTAAAAATTCAGGCGAAGTACTAGAAGATGGCCCTGGATTTGATATGGCACCTCACATAGATAACCGAGGTGTGTTTGGAGTATTGCTTATTAACTTAATAGATAATCCTGTAGGTTCTGGGACACATTTTGTTGATATAAATTATAATGGCCCTGTGAAAAAGCATACCGGTGTATTCATGTTAAACAATTGGAATACAAGACACAGTATAAAAAACCCAGGCCCTGATAGAAGATTGGTTGGTTATCAGAACTTACATATAGATTCCATAAAATGAAAATAGAAATAAAGCTATATCAAAAAACCTTTAAAAGAAGAAATGCTTCTATTATTTGGGAGCCTTTGACTAACCCATTTACAAATTGGTGGATAGAACATTATGTTGGTAGAGAAATGTATAAAGAGCAACTGTTTGATTATATCACTCATACAAAGAAGGCTTATAACACAGACGCTCCTGAGTTTCAAAATCCAGATAAATTATTAAAAAAACAATCTGAATATTTGAGAGAAGTAATAAATGAAGTAAATTCATACATAGATCAAAAAGACGCTTTCCCTATACTACCTAAAGATATAAATCTTAAATTGGATGCAAAGAGCAGGCAAATGTTAAATGACATACATCGACACTTTGTACGAATATTATATCCAAAAGGTATTTGGAAAGGACATCAATGGATTGGTTTTAGAGAGTCACTGCAAGACAAATGGAGATTTAATTGGCACATGGATCAACCAGATATTATAGATTACTATCATTTATACCCAGGCGATTTTGATATAGAGGCACACAAAGCTAGATCTTTTATGGACGCTGTTTTAAAATTAAATAATGGCTGTCATGATATTGAGCCTTTATATTATTCTAGATCTGGACAAGCAAGAAATATGGAAGACAGCATTGCTTTGGTTGTAGGAAATGAATGTTCTGATATTTGGAAATATAAGTATGCAACAGATCCAGAAAGTAAATCAGTGATGCCAAAAACAATAGAACACCAATGGGATATGGCTAGAAGAATGGCTCCATATAGAGATATTCCTTTAGATTTATATGAACACCAGACATCAGACAATAGTATAGATGTTTGGTGCCCTCAAGATTGTATATTAGGAAAAAATCCGGCCATAGCTTATTGTGATGAAGACGACCCTAAGAACTTTGATGTAAGCAACGGACATCAAGTAAATTTCAATATGGAATTCACTACAAGAGAAGATAGAAAGTTTTTAAAACGAATTGGCTGGAGTGGGAATATACCATACGGTTGGCCATTAGGTAGAGTAATATCTGGCCATAAACATATTGAGAAATTTCAAAGGATGGGAAAAGAGAACAACAAAGTCTCATCATGCAATATAGAAAAAATAATAATACACGAGGATTAAAATGGAAACATCAAAACATAGCGGATTGGAGGCACATCAACCGCCTTCAAAATACAAAACTGCTTTACTTACTGGCTGTGGTAGTAAGTTTGGCAAAATAATATTAAATCAAGTATTACATAGATTTGATAGAGTGGATTTAATAACAGGAAATAAAGAGTTAAAAAGTAAAGGAAGTAAAGGCAAGTTACATATCCATCACATAGATTGGCGTGAGTCATTAGAATATTTTATGAATTATAAAGTGCCACAAAATAAAGATCCTTATAGTCTAGTATTTTTCAATCACAATACTGCTCCACAGGGTTTTGGTATAGACGATTATTACAAAGATGTTTTATGGACACAAGAAATAATAAACAGCATTCATCTTCATGCAGACATAAAAATAGGATGGATGATAACTGCAGGAATTATTTCCCCTCCTGATTGGTTTGAATATTCTCCTTACTTCCATCACAAACATTCAAGATTATATTTAATGTATTTTATGCAACATTTACATAAGGGCAGTTATTTTGCAATTGATCCAGGAGAACCAACTAACTGGACAAGAGAGGAAAGAAAGCAACAAGCAATTAGAATGGCCAATTTCATGGAGGGCAATATTCCCGGTGCAACAATATATAAAGCTGTTGGGGGAAATAGAGAACCTGAATTCAACTGGAAACTTGATTGGGTAAAAGAAGAAGATTTTATTAATGATGAGGACCCTTTTATATATGATTAGATGGGGAATAAGCGCAGGGTTTCATGATGCCTCTATAACAGTAGTAGAAGGTAATGATATATTGTTTGCAGGCCATGCTGAACGATATAGTCGTGTGAAGAACGATAAAAATTTAAATAAAGAATTAGTATCTGATGCGTTACATTATGGTTATCCAGACATAATATATTGGTATGAGAAGCCTTGGATAAAGAATGTAAGACGAATTATAGCAGGCCAAGATGTAAAAAAGAATACTATAAAAGAAGACTTATTAAGTTTAGGAATAAAAGCCCCTATAAAATACACCACACACCACAAAGCACATGCAGCGGCAGGTATGTTTACAAGTCCTTTTATAAACTCTAATGTATTAGTAATTGATGCTATAGGAGAATTATCAACAACAAGTATATGGAGTGGTGCACTAAGTAAAAGATGGACCCAGTGGTATCCTAGATCTTTAGGATTGTTTTACACAGCAATTACTCAAAGATGTGGATTAAAACCAACAGAAGATGAGTATATATTAATGGGTATGGCAGCATATGGAGACCCTAATAGATTTTATAATGTAATGAAACCATTGTTAGAAACAAACTTACACAAAGGTTGTAGAAATTTTTTACCTGGATTATATGAAGATCAAGATCTTTTTGATATGGCTGCAGCAGCACAAAGGATATACGAAGAAGAATTTATAAAGCTATTGATTAAAGTAAAAGAAAAAGACTATACGAACAACTTGGTATTGATGGGTGGGTGTGCATTAAATTGTGTGGCCAATACAAAAGCATTAGATTATTTTAATAATGTATGGATTATGCCAAACCCAGGTGATGCGGGATCGTCATTGGGAGCAATATTAGCACACACCCAAACACATGTAAACTTCACTCCTTATTTAGGACATAACATTGAAGGCCCGTATCCAGCTCAAAAATTATTAGATGAATTACTTACTAATAAGATAGTAGGTGTTGCAAATGGCAGAGCAGAGTTTGGACCAAGGGCATTAGGAAATAGATCGTTGTTAGCAGATCCTAGAGGCCTTGAGATAAAAGACAAGGTTAATAAAATAAAAAGACGACAAGAGTTCAGGCCTTTTGCTCCTGTTATATTAGAAGAAGAGGCACATAAATATTTTGATATGCCATGTAAAGAAACACCATTTATGCAGTATGTAGTAAATTGTAAAGAACCAGATAAGTACCCAGCTATTATTCATAAAGACGGAACAAGTAGAGTTCAGACAGTTACAAGACAACAACACCCTGGCCTATATCAACTATTGGTTGCATGGAGAGATAAAACAGGCTGTCCAATGTTACTTAATACAAGCTTAAATATTAAAGGTGAGCCTATTGTAAACACAATAGAAGACGCTCGTAGATTTGAAAGGAAGTATAATGTACTCGTGGCCTGATTTGCCTGAAAGTTATTGGCAGTTCTGGGGGACTGAGCCTCACCGTAAAGGGGTTGAAAGACGAACACTACTAATGCCAGATAAACCTAGAGCTTGGTTTTTTGGAGATAGTTTTGTTCAAGAGCCATCTAAAAATATTTGGCACCCAATAGCAAATGAATTTAATCCAGTACATAGAGGAATAGGGGCTTCAGGTATTGAACAAGTTTATACGCAGTTATTAATATGTAAAGATTTAATATTGCCTGAGGATAGAGTAGTTATTACAATATCACATCATGATAGAGAGATTGGCAAAAACGGTATTAGGCTTGCTGCTGTCCTTGAAAGACGAGAAAGAGATGGATCTGTCGCGAAAGTAAAAGGCATAAGACAGTATGCTCCAGTATCATATAGGGGCGAAGAGGAATATCAAAAATTTATAGACCCAGAGTTTTATGAATATTATATAAAAGAAGTAAGGTGGGATCTACAACACATATTGAAGTATATGGCAATGTTACAAAGTATAGAGAAAATAATTATACCTTCATTAAAAACTAATTATGTTGCACTTTTTAATTGTTTCGGTGATAAAGGATTTTCAAAATTCTTGTTAAAATATAATGTACCACCAGATACAATTAAAGAGTTAACACAGAGTATCCAAGATCCAATGTGGGATTTCGTTATGGTACAGGAAGGCTTATTACCTAACGCATCTTTCGAAGAAATTGGTGCAAGAAGAAGTGCAACTGCAAACCATTTCTTTGATGAAGATGTTGTGCCTTTCTGGAATCATTATAAAGGTACTCTACAAAGACTATGTCTAGACAGTCCTCCGTATAAATAACTTACATGAAGGCTAAGGTTATCAAATTTCCAACCCAAGAACCTAAACCTAAATTAATCAAAGGTTATAGGATGTCTTTCTATACTGAAGAAGAAATAGATCTGGCCGTAGTTTGTATCAACACATATGGTTGGAGACGAATTGGTTACACAAGAGAGACATTAGCAAAAGTAGATCCTTTGTATATAAAAGATTGTTTAATCAAAGGATATAATTCAGACTTACTATCTTACCCTGCCAGGAAGCTTATAAATAAAATTATAGACGGAATGGAAGAAATAGCAGTGAAGGTAAATTAAAGCATGCCAATATACAGTTTTGAAAATGAAAAGGGTGAAATCTGGGACGAACTAATGTCCTGGGAACATCGTTGTGAATATCTAAAAGAAAATCCAACAATCAAACAAATCATTACAGGTGCTCCTAATATTAATAAAGGAGGCACAGGAGATCGTACGAAACCATCTGGTGGTTTTAAAGATGTATTATCTAGAGTAGCTGAAGCAAATCCTATGTCACCAATGGCAGATGACTTTGGCAAAAAGGATGCTAAATCTGTGGCCATTAGAGACACAGTTAAAAAAGTTAAAAAACGAGTCGGATCATTAATGGGTGATACACCCAAACATTTAAAATAGGAGGAAATAAATTATATCATAAGTATCTTAATTCAACTAACGGAGAAATTTATGGATAGAGGAGAAAGACTTCTTAAATCAGAAAGTGCCAGAAAAAGACGGCATACAACAAAAAACATAGTAGATAAGAAACTATGTAACCTATACGCTCACCTACACAGGAACAAGAAAAAACAGAAAAAAATACCAAAAACTGCTTGACTTTTGGTCCGCCAGAGTGCATAATGTAAGCATGGAACAATTAGATAAAGCTATACAATTTGCTACAAAAGCACATGAAGGACAAACCAGAAAATACACCGGTGAACCTTACATCGTGCATCCTTTGGCAGTAATGGAAATCGTTAAATCTGTAGATCATACAGAAGAAATGCTTATGGCAGCAGTTTTACATGATACAGTAGAAGATACTGATGTTACATTAGATCAAATAGCATTCCGTTTTGGACATGTTGTGGCTGATTTAGTAGAAGAATTAACTGATGTATCCAAGCCTGAAGATGGCAACAGAGCCTTAAGAAAAGGGTTAGATAGAGAACATTCAGCACAAGCTTCTAGATCAGGCCAGACTATAAAAGTAGCCGATTTATTGGATAATACTAAGTCTATAACCGAACATGATCAACATTTTGCTAAAGTTTACATGAAAGAAAAGGCATTATTGTTACAACTCCTTGATAAGGCTGACAAAATTCTTTTGAAAAAAGCACAGAAAAAGGTTGACTTATGGTTCGCCTGAGTGCATAATATACATATAAACAATAAAAAGTGAGGACTTTAAATAAGATGGAAAAACAAATAGAAAAATTAATTGAAGCAATAGCAGACGATTACAGAAGATGGAACACAGCTTCCAAAAAAGCCAATGATTTTAAATTCGATGTAGAAGAAAAAGTAGCTGAATTCAAAGCAAATATTGAAGTTAAAAAAGGTCGTAAATTTATTAAAATCTTAACAGAAAGAAGTGTTTGGGGTTTTATTAACTTAACACATGAAAGGTTCCGTGAAGGAGATCTTTTAAAAGCAGCTAGTTACAACGCTCCAGCTCTTAACAGACCAAGAGGCAACATTTTTGAAAATTACAGCGTTGCTTGGACTGGACCACATTACATAGCTGGTTACTCAGCAGGTGGCACTAGAGCAGAAGGCCTTAATAGAGGAAATTCTAATATTGTAAGAGGTAACGCATAATGGCACAACCAAACACAGAACAAGAATACTTGGTGGAGCAACAGGCTCATATGGATGCAGCAGCAGAGGCCCACCAAACGGAATTAGAAGAGCAAGAAGCAAAAGAAAAAGGTTATTGTCTCCATTGTGGTGATGATTTAGATAAATGCACAGGATATAAATGCTGGATTAGATAATGTTCAAACATATTGAAGTTGAAATAGATCAACTCAAACGAAAAAATACAGAAAACGGTAGGCGTTATCAAACGCCCTCTGGCGTTCTTTACCCTTCTGTTACAACCATACTATCTCATAAATCAAAACCATTTATAGATGCTTGGAAGAAACGGATAGGCGAGAAAGAAGCAAATAGAATTTCTTCTAGGGCTGCTAAGCGTGGCACCTCATTACACAAATTGGTAGAGTATCATTTATTAAATGAAACAACCTTACATGAGGAAGGAGTTCAATCCTTAGACATGTTAGATAAAGAAATGTATATGAACAATATGATGCCTTTATTATCTGATATAGACAACATTAGAGCTTTAGAAGCAACCATGTATTCAGATCATTTACGCCTAGGAGGCCAAGCAGATTGTATTGCAGAATACAAAGGCAGACTTTCTGTTATAGATTTTAAGACTTCCAACAAAAGAAAAACTAGATCACAATGCTATAATTACTTTATACAATGTTCTGCTTATGCCATTATGTTTGAAGAAAGAACAGGCATTCCTGTAGATCAAACAGTAATATTAATGGCTCAACAAGATGATGGTCCTGCTGTATTCTCAGCAACAAGGGACGAATTCGTGCCAAAACTATTAGAAGCACGAGATGCTTACGAACTAGTTTACACCCCTTAACCCTTAATTAGGGTACAAGTACCCTTCCGAGTCTCTCTTCCTTATAAATATAACGGATATCCAAGGAAAAAGAATAACAATAACCAAGGCTTGGTATCAAGGAAGAAAAATGATAAGAATAATAAGCGCTTTATTCTTAGTTTTAGTAGCAGGATGTGCCTCAGTAGCAACTGGGATCGACACAGCTAGAAATGTGGTTGCAGCCACAGTATCAACAGCAACACAAGCAGGTGCAGACATGGTGGGAGCCGTGGCTAAAGATGTTTCTGATGTTGTTACTACCACAGCAGAAGTCACTGCTGGTATAGTTGATACCGTTGGAGATGAAGTCAAGGAACAAGCAGCAGAGCTTGAAGTTAAAGAACCTGACTTTCCTACAGCAAAACTAAAAGACGAATAAAAGCATAACTGGCTGGGACATCTATATGATGTCCTGGCTCGTCCTACACCATTTCCAAAATAAATACCTATAATTTAAAAAATTAATTTAGTAAATACATTGGTTTGTATAAATATAAAGGTATAGATTACATCTATACTATTACATAAATTATAATAATATTAAAAATAGGAGAGTCCAATGACCACAGCTACATTTGGCGAAGTAGCGAAGCTCATAGGAACCAATGTTGATAGACTAAGAGAAAACGACAAAGTTTGTCTATTCTGCGATGCAATTCAATTAGTAGCGATAATGATAGCTCCGTTACTTTTGCCCATATTAATAATTCATTTTAGCAATTCTTCGATAGGAGGTGTGTAGTGCACGACGACTTAACGAGTATTGCAATGAGTTTGTTTATAACAGCCATAATAGTTAGCGTACCAGCTATACTAATGGCCTTGTAATCATGTTCATTCGAGATATATGGGAATTTTGTAAAGTCTATCCTGGATGGGCAGCTGCATTTTTCTTTTGCGGTTGGCTAATAGGATTAGTTATACGAGGTTCTTAATCAGAAAAGAACACTAAGGGCGTCTTTTAGGCGCCCTTTTTTATGTATAAATATTTAAAAGATAATTAAGGATATATTATGTACTCAACTATAAGTGAAAGGATCAGCCCCTTTACAGTCTTACAATTAGTTCACCGTGCTAGTGAATTTGAAAAACAAGGACATCGTGTAGTACACTTTGAAATTGGAGAGCCAGACTTTTCAACTGCTGAACCTATTGTTAAAAAAGCACAAAGTTCTATTAATCAAGGACTAACAAAATACACATCAGCGCAAGGAATATCAGAATTAAGAAATTTAATATCTAATTTTTATAAAGATCAAGGTATTGAAGTTTCTAGTGATAGGATAATAGTTACAAGTGGAGCCAGTGGGGGTTTAATATTGTTATCATCTTTATTGCTTAATCCTGGAGATGAGATGCTTATAACAGATCCTAGTTATCCATGTAACGAGGTATTTACAAGACTTGTAGGAGGCCTACCTAAAAAGATAGTCGTCTCTGCAGAAAACAAATTTCAACCTACCATACAAGACATTAAAGATGCATGGACAGAAAATACAAAAGGAATTCTTTTAGCATCACCTGCTAATCCTACAGGCACTCTATTAGATCCACATAAAATTAATGAAATACAAAATTTCGTAGAAGAGAAGAATGGATTTTTTATATTAGATGAGATATATCAAACACTATCTAATACATACACATCGGGTCTTAGTTTTAATCAAAACATATTTGTTTTAAATAGTTTTTCCAAATATTTTGGAATGACAGGTTGGCGATTAGGTTGGTTAGTTGCACCAGAAACGGCAATAGATCCTTTAATAAAGTTAGCACAAAATTTATTCATATCACCTAGTTCGCCTGCACAATACGGAGCCCTTGCAGCTTTCGAAGAAGATGCTATGGCTATTCATAAGGAAAGACAAGAAGTATTTCAAACAAGAGCTAAATTATTAGCTGAAGGACTTATGGATTTGGGATTTGTTATTCCAGTTTTACCAGAGGCAGCTTTTTATCTTTATGTAGATATTAGTCATACAAAAATGGACAGTAATGATTTTTGTTGGAAGCTAATGGAAGATTATAAAGTAGCAGTAACTCCTGGTTACGACTTTGCAGAAGTTAATGCAGAAAAATATGTAAGATTTGCTTTTACTACCGGAGAAGATTCTATTATTCTTGGGTTAGAAAGAATAAAACAAGCTCTTAATGATTGGAATATACTCTGATCTTAATGGTCCTCTAAGGCCTTGTAATTTACTCCCTACGATGTTAATATAAATACTGTTATGCGTAAGAAGAAACTAAAAATACGAAATCCTGTAGCCCGTTATGCAAGACTGTTTAACAAGGCCACTGTCGTACCGGATAAAACTAAGTACAATCGAAAGAAGGATAAGAAAGTTTCTGAAGACGTAGATTAATAAAGGAGGAACCATATGCGTAAGTTATGGATAACATTACCAATATTATTTTTTGTAATGTGGGCACAAGAAATACAAGCTAAAGATACTGAAGTACATTGTTTAGCAGAAAATATTTACTTTGAAGCCCGAAGTGAATCAACAGCAGGAAGAATGGCTGTTGCACTTGTTACACTCAACAGAGTTAAGGATGAAAGATTTCCTAATACAATATGCGGTGTAGTCAAACAAACGAAATATTATCCTAGTGGAAGGATAGATTTACATTCATGCCAATTCAGTTGGTATTGTGATGGAAAGCCTGACACTATTGCAGACAAAAATTGCTACAAGGATATCTTATTAATAGCAGAAGTTATGTACGCCTATGAGACTGAAGACTTTACAAGGGGAGCTTTGTGGTATCACAACACGAAAGTCAAACCTAAATGGTCTATGGTATATACCAATACAGTAAGCATAGACAACCATATCTTCTATAAAGATGTTGACTAAAGCATTGGAAGATCATATAATTAGCACATGTTAACAGATTTACCTCATGTGATAGTTACTGGCGGATGTGGCTTTATAGGATCACACCTTACTAAGAACTTATTGGACCAAGGATTTTGTGTAACAGTAGTTGACGACAATAGAACAGGAAGTGTATTCTTCAATCATAACAGCGTAGAGTATCACAAATGTGATGTTGTCAATTTTAATCCACATATAAATTCTATAGAGCCACCATCCGCCATCTTTCATTTAGCAAATAGTCCAAGGGTAAGGAGAGCATTAGAATATCCTACCGAGACTATAACGAACAATATTAATACAACTTGTGCAGTTGCAGATTGGGCTAGAGTATTTAATTGTAAATTATTCTTTTCCACATCTTCAAGTACGCAGTATGTAGAATCACAGGGCAACCCATATACATTTAGCAAGGTTGTATGTGAGTCTTTATTAGATATGTATAGGAAATTATATAGCTTAGATTATGTTTTAATGTTTTATTATAATGTGTATGGACCAGGTGAAGCAGACTATGGCCAATATAGCACAGTCATACGAAAATTCAAACAAGACTATTTAGCAGGCAAACCTTTAACTATATTTGGAACAGGCAAAAAAGAAAGAGACTTCACACATGTAGATGATGTTGTCCAAGGAATTTTGCAATTAATGGCAGACCCAGGCCTTCCTGGTGTTGCACATTTTGGTAGCGGGAACCCCAAAACAATTTCATCTATTGCAGACTGTTTTGATCACCCGATTGTACATTCGTTTGATAGAAAGGGAGAAGCACAAAAAACATTTTGTCAACACCCATATATGGAGCCCACGCACAATGTACATGATTATATAAAAAATTGGGTTCAGGAGAATAAGAATGATGCCGAGAGTGGTAGTAGATAATACAATTGAAATGACAAAAGAAAAAGTAAGCGATATATTCCTAGTAACAAAAGAATTTCATACATCAACAGAATTTTCACAATTCATAGAGAAGATGGCCTTTAATACCAGCTCGCCTTGCATGGATATAGTTTGTGATTATTGTATAAAGAAAGAAATAGAAATAGAAAGTATCTCTAAGTTTTTAACAGCATCTTTGAAAGCTAAGATTAAAGAAGAAGCATTAGATTTAAATTTATTAAAAGAAAAAAGAAAAAGTAAGTTACCTTTATGAAAATATTTGTCTCGATAGCATCGTTTCAAGATCCAATACTTCCTTATACGATAGACTCTATAATAAAGAATGCAAAGTATAAAGACGATTTGGTGTTGGGTGTCTTTGATCAGTCTAAAGATATTCTAAAAGATCTTCCAGACAATGTACGATATAAAACTTGTGATCCCGAAGATGCTAAAGGAGCATGTTGGGCACGAAGTAAGATACAAACAGACTTATATGAAGGTGAAGAGATTTTCATGCAAATAGATTCCCATACATTATTTGAAAAGGACTGGGATAAAAACTTATTAGAAAAATATAATAATTGTTTAGAGTGGTTTGATAAACCAATCATAACAGGATATCCTAGAGCTTTCGATGTCATTACACCTAAAGGTGGTTTCTTTAACACAGATCAGGAATATATATTTAGAGTTACAACAGACGATCCAGATCAAACTCATGTTATGACAATGCACTTACCTTTCTCACAAGGATATCATTCAGGCCAAGTGGCACATGTTATACCAGGCAAAAAATATTATAGAGGGTTTGCACTATCAGCAGGATTAATTTTTACAGAAGGAAATTTTGTAAAAGAAATACCATACGATCCAGAGATATATTTTGCAGGTGAAGAAACAACATTAGCACTTCGGGCATTTACACACGGTTACGATTTAGTTCATGTACCTAATACACCATTATATCATTGGTATAATAGTGATGATTTAGATTTAAAAAGAGAGTTACATTGGAATATGGCAGAAGCAAGTCCTGAATTAAAAATAGAAAAAGACTTAAGAATTGAAATGGCAGAGGAAAAGGTTAATGAAGTACTACAAGGCAACACCAAAGGAAAGTATGGTTTAGGTGATAAAAGAACATTAAAAGAATATGCAGAATTAAGTGGTGTTGATTACGAAAGAAAAATGTATCAAAAAGAGAAAGCAACATTTAAATACTATGAAAATGGCGGGTTAGAAATTGAAGAAACCTTTGAATAAAATGGAACCCTTTGCTGCATGGAAAGTACACCTTGCTGTTAAAGATCATTTTTGGAGTAACTATGATGATAAGAGATTTCCTTTTGCTTTTAAAGACAAATACAAATATGGTAATGCTGTGAAGATGCCTAGAAAATATTTTGACGGAGAAGATAGAAAACATTTCCTAAAAGAAATGTTTGAAGCAGTTGCAGATAGATGGTCTAAACCAGAGTTCATAGCTTTGTCTGTTGCTAATGCTATAACAGGCCATAAGAAATGTGGCATGCCATATGGTATGGAAGAGATAGAAGTCTTTCATGAATGGATTGCTAGACAATCTAAAATTAGTTATACATTTGGAGAAGATCTAAAGGCAATAGAAAATTGGAACAAATATCTAATGTCAAAGAATAATCACCCTGTTGAAGTAAGGCTATTTATGGGAGGACATATTAAGATAGAAACAGTTGCAATCTTAGATATTATGTCACCCTTTTTAACCAATTTAAGAGGCGATTTAATAATAGGAGATACATGTAGAACAATACAACGGTACAGGCCTTTTCTATTAATGAACAACTTGGATACCAAAAAGTTACATCTAAAACATGAAACTCTTATAAATAATATTGCTAGTTAGACATCCTTCGGGACTAAAGGCTTCGGCCCGTCAAAATTAGAAGTCATTGTCCCTTCGGGGGCAATGGCCACTTTTAATAATGTTATACAACGCAAATACAACGCTATACAACGCAATACAAGGAGAAAAATATGTCGTTTAATACACTTTCACAACTTCGCCAACAGCGCGGAAATTTCGATAACTTAATGAAGGAAGTCGAAAAAATCTCAAACCCTCAGTCTAACTTTAAAAAAGGTGACGACAGAGAATGGAAACCCACAGTAGACTCAGCAGGTAATGGTTTATTCATTATCAGATTCTTGCCTTTACATAAAGGTGCAACAGATACTGATGTCCCTTGGGTTAGAATGTTCAACCACGGATTTCAAGGTCCTGGTGGAAAATGGTATATCGAGAATTCTCTCACAACTCTAAACAAGCAAGATCCTGTTTCAGAATTAAACACTGAACTATGGAATTCTGGTGTAGAGTCTAATAAAGAGATAGCTCGTAAACAAAAAAGACGTTTGAACTATTGGGCTAATATCCAAGTCATCTCAGATCCTGTTAATACTGAAAATGAAGGTAAAGTTTTTATCTACAAATTTGGTAAAAAGATCTTTGATAAAATTCAAGATGTCTTGAAGCCTGAGTTTCAGGATGAACAACCAGTAAATCCTTTTGATTTCTGGGAAGGGGCTAACTTTAGACTAAAAATTAGACAGGTAGAAGGCTATCGTAATTATGATAAAAGTGAATTTGATTCGCCTTCACCTATTGCAGAGTCTGATGAGGCCATTGAAGAAATTTGGAATAAACAATATGACTTAGGTACACTTGTTTCTCCAGATCAATTCAAGTCTTATGAAGAGTTGAAAGCTAAATTGGATATGGTATTAGGTAGTTCTAAGGCCGTTCCTACAGCAGAAACCGTTGCACAAGAGCCTATTGTTGAGACAGTAGCAACTCAAGCAGCGCCTGTAGTATCAGAACCAGCACCAGCAGTAGCTGATGATGAAGATGATACATTAAGTTACTTTAAGCAGCTTGCTGATGAAAAGTAATTAAAACCTAGAGTTTTGGGAGCCCTTATTAATAAGGGCTTCTTTTTGACTAATAAATAGTAATATGAAGTACACAACCAAAGTATTGATTAAAATAATTGTTCTATACACCACTACAGCAATCGGTGTACCTCTGTGGTTTATATACGGCGGTGGAACAGTTCCACAAGCAATATTCTTTTTTGTACTTGCCTCTTTTATAGCAAGACTAGGCAATGCTGGATATCATCGTTGGTTAACCCACAATGCGTTTGAACCTTCCTGGTTAGGTAAAAAGATTATGTTTTACTTTATGGTTATGACAGGGTTCGGTCCTCCAGGCCACTATGTTGTATCTCATTTACAACATCATAAACATACAGACGAAGAAGGCGATCCTCATGGTCCTAAACAAATAGGTTTCTGGAGAATGTTTTTTGGTAGGTATGATGAAGTTAAACCAACAGTATCATATATGAGAGTATATGCCAGGAATCATGAAGCAAAATGGGTTACAAATAATTATTGGAAATTATGGTTAGCCAATTGGATTGTATTAGGTTTAGTTAGTAAGTGGCTTATGGTGTGGTTAGCATTCTTGTTTTCATGGAGTTGGATTTGGACTAATATTTTAAATTGGGCTGGACATAGTGGTAAAAAAGGAGAGCCTAAAAATTTGAATTGGTTATGTAATATTTTTATGGGTGGAGAAGACTATCATAAAAACCATCATGAAGATCCAAGTAAACTTGTAATGGGCAAGTGGGATACCACAGGCAAATATTTAATCCCTTGGTTGTTACAAGAATGAAAATCCTTGGCGTACCTATTTCATATAAAGAGAATGTAGCACTAAATCTTTTAGAGGGCTTAGAGTCTGACATTAACAATATCTATAATAGTAAACAATGGCCTGGAACAAGAGGTAAAAGATTAAAGAAGAGTTCTTTATACGACCAACATGGAAACCATAAAGTATATACTAAAGAAGATCCTATGGAAGGCGTAAACGATTTTCCAGAGTTATATAAAATCATACATGAAAACGCAATAGAATATATGGAACAATTCCGTATGCCACCTGTAATATTACAATCATTAAGAAAACGATGGCACTCTTTATCATGGCATACAACAATGGACGAAGAAGATGACTATGGTTGGCATGCTCATAATAGTTATCATCTTATTGCTACCTATTATGTAAAGAGAGATGAAGAACATTCTCCAATAATATTTAAAAGTCCAGATGCTGATTTGTTTGCATCATGGGTGCCAGGAGATAATATTAAAGGAGAACATAACGCTTTAGAACAAATATTTTATCCTAAACCAGGAGATTTAATTGTTTGGCCTGCTTGGTTAGAACATCAAGTGCCTGGATTAAATTTTGAAGCACAACAAGTAATTGGGGAAGAAAAGGATAAATATAAAAACAACAGGATAAGCATTACAACATGCTTTGTAAAACCTGGAATGCAATTCACATACAATCAGGAATACAATAATGAATCGAGATAAAATCTACGAACAATTAAAAATAGATGAGGGCGTAGTATATAAAATATACCACGATCATTTAGGATACCCTACATTTGGTGTAGGACATTTAATATTAGTTCAAGATCCAGAATATAAACAAAGTTTAGAGACACCGGTTTCAGAGGAAAGAGTTAGAGAAGTTTTTGAAAAAGATTTAGACACATCAATATCAGAATGTGAAGCGCTATTTAAAGATAAATGGAATGATTATCCAGGAGAACTACAAGAGGTTCTTGTTAATATGATGTTTAATTTAGGACGGCCTAGACTAGGCAAATTTAAAAAGTTTATTAAAGCAATTAATAATAGTGATTGGAAAACAGCTTCTATTGAAATGATGGATAGTCGTTGGGCGGATCAAGTAGGACCGAGGGCTAAAAGATTAAGGAACAGAGTTAAAGCTCTTTAAGAAAATCTCTGGTCCATCATTCTATGGACTACATGATCATTATTTCTAACACCTGGCGTGCTGAACATTCCTATAATTTTACCTTTATCTTCTTTACCACCTTGAGCCCCAGCTGCTGCTCCAGGACCCATCTTATTAGCAGCTGCTATCATTGCACCTGTTTTAGCTCCTATACTTTCAGTTTCA